CGCTTCGCTTGTGCCGAAGAAAGCCAGCCGCAGTAAAAAGGATGAGCCGGAGGCTGAGATGAACCCGGCCAAGGTGTTACTGGAGGTGCTGGAACACGCTACGCCCGCCGAGATGGGTCAGATAAAAAAGTATCTGGGTAAGAGCGACGAGACGCCGGCTAAACGCCGTCGGCGGCAACTGCAGTCTAACGCCCAGATCCGTCAGTCTGTTATTTCCAATGGTGACGTGTCGCATCCAGACCCCAACTACCTGCCTGACGCTCCAGAGAAGGTGGCGATGAAGGGACAGGTAGCAATTGACGCCTGGCACGAAGCCTGGCTCAATAATAAATCTATGTCAGATCGGGATGTGGCGGCGCTGGATCACAAGGCCGAGGAGGCCCAGAGCTTCCAGGCAGATATGGAGCGACGCATTGATGCGGGCGAGTTCCAAGCGACGGGAATCTGATACAGTAGTTTACGGCCAGATCGGCGGGTCTGTAGCCAATATGCCTGTAGGTGTGCATAACCACGTACAGACAGAGACAGTGCAGGCATCCAATTGGATGCAGCTAAAGGGAATTACCACAACCCAACGCAATGCCCTGACCGCCGCGAATGGCATGGTCATCTACAATTCGACCGATAATAAGTTTCAGGGTTACGAGAATGGGTCGTGGGCCAACCTTAATGGAGCAACGCTCCTCTGAGATAGGCTATGACCTTACAACAAGTGCTGGATATGGCGCTGAAGCGCGTTGGTCTACTGGAGACTACGCCGATCTTCGAGGACCAAGCGCGGCTCTATGCTAATATTGCCGCCAAGGACATTATCGGTGAGTCAAATTGGTGGTGGACACGTCGTACGGCCACCTTTCGCACAACCCGGCGCATTACGGTTACCGGCCATACTGGAGATGATTATAACGCCGCCGAAGAGGTAACTACGGGCGGCGGCTATTCAGCTACCGTCGAAAGCTGGGACTCCACAAACGGCTACCTCTACGTCTACTCCGAAAACAGTACGACACCGTCAGGCACAATAACCGGCGGTACTTCTGGAGGAGCGGCTACTTACAGCAGCCGTGAGTTTACCCGCACCTACCTGCTCAATAGCGAAGTAGACAAGCTCCATTACTTCGTTAACGAGACGGACGGCACCCCCCTGGCGATTATTGGCTCCGAGGCTTATGTCGAGGCCGATCCCGAGCGGGATGACACCGGAGATGCTGGGGCGGTGGTGGTGGAGGGCCTTGACTCAGAGACAGACACCGGGCAGATCGTTGTATCTTTGTTGCCGCGGCATTCCACGACAAATGAGACTGTGCGCTATGGGTACTATCTGTTCCTTCCCGACTGGACTTCTGATGATGACAGCACGGATCTTAAGCGCTGGCTGCATCCTCGCGTGCAGCCGGCTCTCGTCTTCGGTATCGCACGCCTCTATAAGCAGGAAAAGGGCGATGATGAAGGCTCCCTCATCGAGCAGAGAGAGTATACCAACATCATCAATAACGCGAAAAAGCAGAATCACGATATCCAGGGCAACCGCACCTACCGCAAGCAGGGGGGGATAGGCCGCCAGACTCGTAGTGGCAGAGGCTTCGACTTCTCAGTAACATCAGGGAGCCTGAGTTAATGGCGGAGATGAGGTCGCTCAACTACGGCCCGTTTGATGGGGGTGTCGTTTACTCTCGCGCCGTCGAGGATCTGGAGTTCAACGAGTTGTCGGCGATGGAGAATATACGTCTCGGCCTCGGCGGCTTTGTTGAGAAACGCCGTGGCTTTTCCAAATATCAGTCCTTGTCCGCGCTGGGTAGCCCCAGCAGTACGCCAACAATAACAGCCTGCGGTGAATTCCATGAGCCTGGACAGACAGAGATAGATTTTATTGTTGCGGGGACAGCCTTCTACGAATACTCATCATCTGCGTGGACGGCTCGTACAGGGTCGGTAACCATTTCTGCAGGGGATGACAATGTCTTCGAATGGGTAAGAGCGCATAATAAGCTCATCCTCACCAATAATGTTGACCCGGTGAAGAAGTGGACCGGCGCCGGAGACAACCTTGCAGACATCACCATGCCTGGGTCGGCCACCCGCGCCCGCACTGTTTCCTACTGGGATAACCGCCTATGGCTTGGTAACACCGAAGATAACGATGACCGTATCTGGTATTCCAACAACGATGATGTTGATACGTGGGGATCGACCAGCTACTTCAGCTTCGGTACGCCCGTTGTTGGCCTGGAGGCATTCCAGAATAGCCTGTCAATTCATACTGAAGATGGAATATGGACGCTGACACCTACTGGTAACGCCGAGTATCCGTATCAGAAGCAGCAGCGCGTAGGGTCCAACCCTAACCTTCCTGTGCAGGGCGGCGCTATATCCGGGCGGTCGATCCTGTCGATGCCTGACAACCGCCAGATATTTGTCATGCGTAACGGCATCTTCCAGTGGACGGGCGGAGATGAGATTGAGAAGCTCTCTGGCCCGCTGGACATCGGCTACTGGCCAGAGTTGAACCTGGCACGGCTGAAGTACAGCTTTTCCGTCTATTTTGCCCAGGAAAATGAAGCGTGGTTCTTTCTGCCCTACGGCAGCGGCCAGACGTTGATGAACCATATTATGATCTACAATACTGAGATGGAGGTGTGGTTCGGTCCATATACCGGCTTCACTCGGACCTCTGCCGCCATCATTGATGATTTGCCCCATGCTGGTGGTGATGGCGGCATCCTCTACGGCCACTGGACGACAGACACCTACAATGATGATGGCGCTGCCATTGCGTCTTACTTTACTACCTGTGCGACTCCCCCAGAAGAAGAGCCAACGACCCGTAACCGCTGGTACTATGCCCGCACCTACTTCGACAATACGGGGGACTACGATGTTGCCGTCGAACAGGAATCGTCGGGGATTGCAGGTACAATGGAAATAATTAATGTTCTGGGAGGTAAGGTGGCGATTGACAGCTTTGTGCTGGGGCAAGACCTGCTGGGGACGGTGCGGATGCTGTCGATGGACTCCGACCTGTCCGGCTATGACCCACATACCTCACTGAAGTATACCAACAATACTAAGGATGAGTTTTTCCGTATCCGGCATGTGCATCCGCACTATAAAGAGATTGGCAAACGGCGGAAACGTAAGGCAGGCATAGAATGAGCCCACAGAGAGTGCCAGGTTCTTTTGCTCTTGATCCCAGTATACTGACGACCTATGCCAATGGTTCTACAGGAGACAATCAGCAGGTAGCCGAGGTAGTCCCCCATGAGATTGGCCGTGTTCACGGCCCAAACGGCGTTACGGTTAAATATTCAGACGGGACAACGAAATTCATCTCTCGGACAGCGGCTGCTCCAGCAGTAGAAGACCCAGCAGTAGACCCAGCAGCAGCGGCTGTTAAAGGCCAGCCAGTCGGATGGCCCCACACTGTTGATGGTTCGGCCCAAGGAAGTACTGGATCAGATGGCGCCGTGCTCCCTCCGGGAGCAGCCAGTAGCATAGTATTGGGTGATCCCTCCGACAGCGCCCTTGGTGGCGTCGGCGGCGTTGCGGGGACTTTTGGTATGGGGATTCTTGCGGCATCGGAAATGGGCCGAGAGTTCTTCGATCCCATCAAGTACGGTACTGCTCCATCTGAAGCCTTTAGTCGTCTCCATCGCGGCGGCAGCGGCTCTTCTGAAGAATATCGGGGGCTAAATTCCTCTATTCTGGGAAAGGTACGACAGGGGCTTGGACTCAGTGAAACAGAGCTAGCCGAGGTAGATAAGTGGTGGAATGACGTTTTTTTGCCTGAATTGCATATAGTTCGATATGGGCCGGGGGGGACGGAATACCAGGGGGGGGAGGTAGATTCTGGCGCACCAGCAGACGCTTTCTCTGGCTTTCGGCGCTATGGCGACTTTTCTACTGCCCAGCCGGATCGGCCGTTTGATTTCCGCCTCCCCGACTTGGGTCCATTTGAGACCCGTCTAGGAAGCATCGAGCGCCAGCTTGGGCCAATGGGTACTATCGGTGGTTTCACAGAGCCAACAGGCTTTGGCCAATTCGCTACCACCGCCGGCGAAGTCGATCCCATCCTTCGAGATATCGCCAAGTTCCAAGCTCCCGATCTGACAACGCTCCTAGGCCAGTCGGGACGTATCCGACGCGATCTTGGAAGTGCTAGTGGTTCTTTCCAGGGTCTGGCGCAGGGGTTACCTGGACTGACCGAAGACATCGGCAACATACCCTCTCTTTCCCTTGAAGATATCCTGCCATTTTCTGCTGAAGATATATCTGCGGCCTTGCAGGGTAGGCTAACTCCGCTTGGCGTAGGGGATTTTGTTGGGGACGAATTAGTAGGAGATATTGAGAGGGAGGTACGCCCCACCCCCTTTGGTATCTCTGATCTTCTTGGTGATCTGACGGGTGCTGATGTACGTGGTGCAGTAACTCCAGGGCAGTTTGGTATAGGGGACTTTTTAGGGAGTCCTTTAGATCGGGCTGGTTTGCAGCGGGATATACGT